AATTAGCTTTAGGTTAGCAAGAGAGTTAATGTTACGGGTTTTACCACCTGATGACATTCCATTCTCCTTATTGTTTCTGATAAATTATCTATTAGGAACCGACTAGCGAGAAGTATACTTGAAACACAATTTAAACGTAAATCCATAGGAAATAATCATGACACAAGCAACAAACACACCTAACATCATCATCAAAGATGTCGCCTTATTCTGGGCTAAGTTAGATAAACCTGTATCACCTTTCGGTGTTGATCAGTATGAGTTACAGATCCAAGGTGACAAGAAACGTGAGAAAGAGTTCTCTCAATTCGGTAAAGTTAAAGTAGTTGAAGGCGGTAAAATCTCTGTTAATCTTAAAAAGAAAGCTTTTAAGAAAGATGGTTCTAATGCCGCTAAGGTGCGTGTAGTAGACTCTGGTAAGAAAGAACTTGATCCAACATTAATCGGTAATGGTTCTATCGGTAATGTCATGGTGTATTGCTCACCTTATGAAATCAAACTTCCTAACGGTAAAGTTAGTAAGTCTGGTATCTCTACAATGTTAATCGCTGTACAAGTTACTGATCTTGTACGTTATGAACGTAAATCTGAAAACTTTGTTGACTTTGATGTTGAAGGTGCTTCAGTTGAAACTGATGCGTCTGAAGAAGCAATGTTCTAAATAAACTAATCCCTTGTGATAGTCCTTAACAGGTCTGTCATGAGGGATTTTTATTTATATGAAAACAAACCTTATAATAATCTTGATTGGTTCAATAATAATTGGAGGGATTGTATACATAGGTAAATACGGAAAAACTGTAGAAAACCAAACATTTACACATAGACTAAAATGACACTAATCGATAAATCATGTTTTGAAAGAGGTTGTGCTTGTTATGACAACCGTGATGGATATGATACTGTTGAAGTAATCAGGCGTAAATGGGTTGGTCTTGATGAGACAACCAAACCTGATATCCGACACCAAACTGAAGCTTTCTTCGCTGGTGTACAATGGGCAGAAACTAGACTTAAGGAATTAAACTCATGAAACTCAATAAAACACAACGTGACTATGCTGTATCTCGTCTTGCTGATAAAATCGCTCAAAAACGTGATGCAGAAACCCCAGACTTTGTATCATCTAAAAAGTCTGATATGAAAGAAATCTACAAACTGCTGACCGATGCAGGTGTTAAACTTGTTCCTGAAGCTGAGTTCTCAAACTCATGGGGTGTACGTAGTATCGGTGATGTTATTATTTTCCCTGTTAACTTTGATAAGGAGTATGAAGAAAACCAACGTATCCGTAATGAAATCCGTGTTAAATATGAAGCTATCCAACAAGAATTCATGGATAAACTGTACCTATGTGATGAAGCACAAGAAGCTCTCGACTTAATCAACTCTATCTAAAGGAAATACCATGTTAGAACTCAATCCATTCTTCTCTACAACTCTTCAGTTTGAAGTACATCAAGTTGAAAAAGCCCCTGAAAACATGTATGATGTTAAATCATGGGAACAAGGTAGTGGTGTATACCATTGCAAAACATCTGATAACCTGTTCTTTGTAGGTAAATACTCTGTAGACAACATCTATAGCGTAAGTGATAAAGGTTTCTTTACTGTTGTTGAAGAAAACTATGAGTCACCTAAAGTTGATGAGCATCTAATGCTTAAAATTGTAGCTGCAACTCACGGACACCTATGAAAACTGATGCTTTCTCATTAGAGCAAGCTATCATGGAATGTTGGCAAGTATGCGATGATCTCAAAGAAGAAATGGATCGTCAAGTACTTGCCAAATACTACCAAATGAAGTTTGAAAAACTCTGGAATATCTTTGAGGAATTAACACATGACAGATACTTTAATCCTGCTACCAGAAAAACACCGACACCTAATCCGTTCAACGATGAAACATCTTCTTCATGAACGTGAAGGTGATCTCGACTTCTGTAATGATATGATAACAATGCACTGGAATTGTTCTAACAAAGACAAGCCCGAAAGTGCAAGAGCATTCAAAAACCTTAACCACTACAAGGATTACAAACGTAAACTTCGTAAAGAACTAACCACAATCCGTTCAATTCTACAGGTAATGAAATGAAATATAACCACTGGTATTATACTGATAATGCAGACTTTGAATGCACTATTGAAGCTGAGAAAGGTAGTTTATGTCAAATCCGTGATGAAAAAGGAGGCTATGAACCAGACTATGCAGATGAAATCTATGTTACTGAAGTTAAGCACAAAGATACTGATATCATTGATGTTATCCATCCAGATGTACTACGTGATATCGTATCTCAATTCGTTGAAGTAAATTCCTCACTCTGAAAGACTAAAATGCAAAATCCATTATCCGAGTATCGTAGTAATCTCTTTGCTACACATGATAGCCTTGATGAATCCTTCTCATACTTAAACAGTGTGATGGCAGGTGTCTCAAATAATGATCGTGCAGGTGTTGATGTAGCTGTTCGTTGTATGATTAACACAATTGCAAAACAAATTGATAATGTATATCATCCAGACAAATACCAGTCTATCGAGTCTGTTGTTACTAAATACCTTGATGATGTCCTTGCAGTACGTGTTGAAGAAATCGTCAATGAACGTATCAGCACTGCTCTAGATCAATACATGGAAGATGTGTTTGATATCACTGACTATGATCATGAAATCGATTGGGAGGATCGTATCAGTTCTAACCTTGATAGAAGTGTTATCGCTGACCTTGTTGAAGAAGCAATTAAAGACAACATAACATTCGAGGTAACTGTATCGTGAACCAACCAGAGTCTAACGGCTACTTTGTCTTCGTAAAGCAAGGTTATGATCGAGCCTACTATTGTGTAGCAGGTCGTGATATCAAACTTCAAGACGCTGTATGCTATCTATTCCCAAATGAAGCAGCTAATGTATGTACAACAATGAACATGAGATTTAATGATGAACACCGTCAAAAAGAAACGCTCAATGAATCCAGAAGTACTAGCCAAGGGCAAAGCAGCTCTTGAACAGTGGCGTAAAGAAAAAGCTTATGCTGTAAAAAAAGGTGGTAAGTTCCTTGAAGCATGGAATGAAGAACAAGAGTTAAAGAAAGCTCAAAAACGTACTTCACCCATGCAAGCAATCAAAAACTTTTGTAATGACTGTGTAGGAGGTATTCGTACAGACATAACCAACTGTACTGCTAAACAATGTTCTCTGTATATCTATCGACCATACAAAAAAGGTGATGACAATGAATGAATACTGCTTTCAAATCAGTGCTACCCGTACAATCTGGGTATGCGCTATTGATGAAGAAGAAGCTGAATCCAAAGTCTATGAAGAAGTCGGCTATGATCCCGGTGAAATGGAACTTGTTGACGTTAACTTTGATATATGAAACTCTACGACCTACCCAGAGGATCATACTTCACTTTAATCGGTGATACACAAATACCACCTAAAGCAAGACATCCTAATCTTGATAAAACCTATAAACTAGGTAACATAGATGGTATGTACTCACACTGTTCTGATAACACAGGTAACATATACCATTTTGCCGCATGGTCTGAAATTAATGAGGTAACTGATAATGATAGCATACAAACTTTTCAGGAAACGTACAGACAATACCTACGGACCACTCTTTATCAATCGTAAACAACGACTAGAAAAAGATGTATGGTACTTCGCTGAAGATCATAAGACAAAAGGTTATGCACATCGTCCAGGATGGCATGCATGTGCTGAACCTATTGCACCACACCTATCTAAGAAAGGTCGTGTATGGTGTAAAGTAAAAATCAATGATCTTGTACGTCACCAAAGACCTGAGTCTCAAGGCGGTCTCTGGTTTACTGCTAATGTACTTAAAATAATCGAGGAACTATGAGTTCAACACTAATCGCAATCATCGGCATAGTCTATCTAGGTGTATGTATTGACCTGTTCCTTAAAGGAAGTCTAGGTCTAAGCATTGCATTCTTAGGTTATGCTATCGGCAATGTAGGTTTATACTTGGAGACAATGACTAAATGAATCGTAGAACAATCTACCTTGCGGGTCCAATGGAACACGTATCTACTGAAGAAGCTAAAGGTTGGCGATCAACAGCGACCCACCTGTTAGCTCACTCTTCAAACATACTTAACCCATGCAGACGTATTCATGCATTTCAACCTAAATATATGAAACGTATATTTGAGCTTGATCTTCGTGATATCCGTGAATCTGACTTAATATTAGCAAACTTGAATGATCCAACTGTTCCTAAACACGGTACAGCTATGGAAGTATTCTATGCTGCTTATGTATTAAAAATCCCTGTTGTAGCGTTTAAAGAAGACAATACAACAATTCATCCTTTCTTTGAATCCCTTGTAACTGAATGGAGGTCTACTGTCGATAAAGCTTGTGATACAATCTTAGCGGAGTACTTATAATGTGGGGTGTATTGCTTATCATAGTAATCTACTACATCTGGTACTGCGTTGCATTTAAGGAATAATATGCCATACATAACTGAAAAAGCCCGTCAATCACCACACATGCTCAACTATGAGCCACACTGTGCAGGTGAATTAAACTTCCTGATCACAACATTCATTCGTGACTACTACAACAAAAGCCCATCATATCAATCTGTAAATGATGTTGTTGGCGCACTTGAAGGAGCTAAACTAGAATTCTATCGTAGAATTGCCGCCCCTTATGAAGATACTAAAATCATTATGAACGGAGATGTATACTAATGGAAATCACAATGAAACCAAAACCAGTGCCACAGTCACGTATCGACAAAATCCTATCACATTGGGATGAAGAAGATTTCTTTGATATTCAATCTAAAAAGTTGCTTGAAAAAGAACGTATAGAAATGGAAAAAGGTTGGTCTGAAGCATTCGGTATAGAATACAACAAGGAAATTGATATGGAATCTGCTAAATTAGATGCTATTAACCCTCCACACTACAAAAACGTAGCCGCAGGTAAACAATACATGGAACTCATGGTTGACATGCTTGAAGGTAAGTCAGGTGTTGAAGCTCACTTGTTCGGTCAAGTGTATAAGTACCTGATGCGTTGTGGTAATAAAGACCAAGAAGTACAAGAGTTGAACAAAGCTCTGTGGTATCTTCAGGCACTCATCAAGTACAAGTCTGAAGGTAAAGTACTGTGAGTGAACACAAAGTAGTCCATTACTTTGGAACTCCAACATTCCATAAAGTTGACTTCAATGATATTACATTAACATTCGCATCTATTCCACTAGTATTAGATCATCCTAAACTAGGTAGATGCTTTGATGTAAGATCTTCTGTAGTCTGTTCAGGAATAGACGATGAAGGGTCATTCTATACAATGAATACTTATTACAAAAAAGCAACTAATGAACCACATCAAGACGATTAAACGTTTTGTCGCTGGAAGTATTAAGTTCTTCGACATCTATGAATGCACTGTAGATGAAGTTGATACTTATACTTCTAGCACTGGCAAATCTATGGTTAAAGTGTCTATTGAAGGCAAAGAGTATAATGGTCTCCATAACAAATGGGTCTATGAATATCTCTGCGCCAACGAAGGACAGCCATCTTTTGTAGTCTTCTGGAAAGCCCCTAAAGGTGATCCTATGGTAGCCTACGTTAAAGAGATATGGCAGAATCACATTGATGGTACTCCACAAGAAACTGTCTATCTAGCAGATGATGCTGAAGCACATAAACAAGAGGGTGACTCTTTCCTGTATATGTGGGTTAACAAAGATACCGATAAGAAATACATTGGTAAACACAGAGGTAAACCTGATGATGGTTATGTGTGTTCGTCTGAAAGCTTTATGGCTGAATACAATGAATGTCCATCGAGATTCATCAGAACAATCCTTGAATATGGTTCTGATCAAGAAATGCTTGAGTTAGAAACCATTATGCTTCTGCAGTTAAAGACTCGTATGAGTCCACTGTACTATAACCTTTCAAACAATCTTAATAAGGATAATTGATATGGCAAAATCACATGATGTTAAACATGACTTCACTATTAAATTAGGTGGTCAAAACTATGAGATTCAAATTAGCCCTAGCACTAACTATGGATGGTTTGAACATAAAGAACTTGGTGACGAATCAGGTGGAGGTCTCTGGTTTGATCGTGGAATGTTCCTGATTGACTATGATGGGGTATATGAGTTACCCTCAGAAGTTAAAGATAGCCTAATCAGGTTTGGTTATATTGATCCACTAGAGGTTGAACAATGGTAATTGATATTGATGATGAAGTAGTTGACAAGTTAGTGTCTGCAAATATTAAAAAGTCATATGAGCTTTTATCTGATCCTAGATTCCAAAAAGGAATGTATAGCATGGATGAATATGAAAACTTAGTCATGATAAATCTTTTGCGCAGAGCTATGGAAAGAGTATACGAGTACTATAGCTCAGACAAACTCGATTAAAATCAACACAACCACAGTCGGTACCTTATAGATACACACGGAGAACCTATGAAAAAGTATGTTGTAACTTGCTGTTTTGAAATCAACTATGAGCCAGAAACAATGGCTGATATTGATACTATCATCCATGAGATGGTCAAGGAAGACTATCTAGACATCTATAACGGTGAAATGTTTTATGTAGTACAAGCAGAGGAAATTAATGAACAGAGATAAGGCGTATACACTGTATACAACAGCTGAAGAATGTAATGAGGTCTCTCAAAACATTATGAAGGTACTGAGGTTTGGTCTTGATACAATCTATCCTAAAGATGGTAAAGAAAGTAATCGAGATAAACTTGAGGAAGAAATGGGTCAATTAATGTTTTGTCTTAATCACTTGATATCCGATCTGGATTTAAGTGAAGACAATATCATGAATGCCTATAACGAGAAAGCTAATACATGGTTAAAATGGAAAGCCTATTATGTTAATTGATACAGCACAAGAAGGTGTAGTACGGGTTACTATTGACTTCTTTACACCACTAACAGATGAACTTGAGTATAAGCTACACTATATTCTGGATAGTATAGCTGAACTTGAGTATGACTATGACAGAGAGGTAGAACTTGAAATCGCAAAGTGACTGGGATCTGTTCTATATGCGTATTGCTAACCTGATTTCTCAACAGTCATACGCAGAAGATCGTAAGGTTGGTGCTATCATTGTCAAAGATGATAACATCATTTCATTCTCATACAACGGTACACCACGAGGGACTAACAATGATACCCAAGTACATGAGGTTCTCCATGCAGAGGCTCAAGCAATTGCCAAAGTTTCCCGTTCTAATCAATCTACTGTGGGTGCTACTCTCTATAGCACTCTTGCCCCTTGCATTGATTGTGCTAAGCTTGTATACGCTGTTGGGATTCATCGAGTGGTTTTTAGAGACCCTTATAAGTGCTCTAGAGGGCTTGAATTCCTAACTAATCAAGGTGTTATCATCAATAACACACAACTCCACGAAGCATTCATTGATCCAATGTTGCTGATTAACACAGGACTATACAACAATGACTGAAACAACAGCACTACTTGCAATTAGTTTAGTAGCGTTAGGCGCATACAACTGGCATCTCCATACAATTATTCAAGGGCTTAACGATCAACTCGATAACTTCCTTGAGATGGTCATGGAGATGGCTAAAGAACTACAAGAACTTGGGTCACCTAATGTAAAGGTAGTTGATGATAAAATCAAAGAAAACCTATGATAGACCTAAGAATATCCGTGTGACAGTAGCTTGTCTACCTGATGCTGAGAAAGACGTAAGGCAAATGTTCTTTGATTGTCTTAATGATTACAGCAAACGTTTCAAGGTACCTATCACGGATAAAAAGTTTGTAGTGCATATTTGCTTAATTGAATATGAAGAAAACTGTAATGAACAGGGATTAACCATATACAACGATGTAGATAGGCGTATTCTTATTCAGTTAAGAGACCCACTATTAAACGAGTGGGGTCCAAACCACTATGTCATGGATAAGTTTATTAACATTCTTGCCCATGAAATTGTACATGCATGTCAGTACCTATGCAATCGTAAGATACCTAAGTTTAATAAACTAAATTACGATAAAAAAGATTTAAGAGAGCAATACTTCTTTGATCCCTCAGAAATGGAGGCTCGAATGTTAGAGGCTCCATACACATCATTCTACGGGAGTATACTCAATGAGTAAATTAAGGCTATGTGTAGACATCGAGACCAATGGTTTCATTCCAGATGTAAATAAGATCTGGTGTCTTGTTGCTGTTGATTCAGACAACGGAAATGTCTACTCATTCTCAGACTATGACGATGAGCTACCAAGCTTATCTGAAGGTCTTGACTTCATATCCAAGGCTGATATCGTCTTTGGTCATAACATTATTGGCTATGACCTTGTAGTACTAGACTATATCCTTGGATTCAAACTACCTGAGACAGTTAAGGTAGTAGACACATGGGTCTTATCCCAACTAAACCAGTATAAGCGTGAGCATAAGCATGGTCTAGAGGGATGGGGTGCTAAACTAAACTATCCTAAGCTTGAGTTTACTGAGTTCGATAAGTACAGTAAAGAAATGCTTACATACTGTATTCGAGATGTTGAACTCAACGTTAAGGTATACAAAGTATTAGCTGAAGAAGCTACTAACTTGATTCGTAAATACCCATTGTACAGGAAAGGTATCGAGATTGAAACAGAGTTTGCCAAGATCGAAGCAGACATCAGGTCTAAGGGCTGGATGTTTGATATGGCTAAAGCTCAGACCCTCTTAACAGAGATCAACAACAAGTTAGATGCTATTGAGATGGTACTTGAACCTAAGATTGGAATGAGGTGTATCAAGACAGATGGAAAAGACGAATTCAAAGAACCCGCATGGCGAAAAGACGGGTGCTATACAGTCGCCACTGTTAAACACTTTAATCTACCGCAAGAGTCGGGAAGAACTGAAAGACCTATTGAAGGAGCCTACTGTAGAATCTCCTTTGAACAAGGTAAAGTCGGATCAATCGAAGTAGTTAAAGATTGGTTGTATTCTATTGGATGGGTACCTGACGAATGGAACGTGGAGAAAATCAATGGTAAGTTTGTTAACAAGTCGCCTAAAATTACTGAATCTTCTCTTGAGAAGCTTGGTGCTGATGCTATGCTTGTTAGTGAATACTATACAATTAGAAGTCGTAAAGGCATTCTTGAGGGTTGGATCAATGAAGTCAGGAACAGTAAAGACAATCGTCTTCATGGTCGCATGTGGACTATTGGCACACCTACTTTTAGGTGTCGTCATGAAGTCGTTGCTAATCTCCCTTCTGTTGACTCTGTATATGGGAAAGAGATGCGAAGCCTTCTTGTTTCCGAAGCAGGAACAACCATTGTCGGTGCTGATTCGGCTGGAAATCAGATGCGTGGTCTTTGCCATTACATACGTAACGATGAATTCACTAATGAGGTAATCAATGGAGATGTCCATCAACGAAATGCAGATGCTCTTGGTACAAGTCGCAAACTGGCTAAGCCTTTTCTTTATGCTTTCCTGTTCGGGGGTGGTGATGGTAAGCTTGGTCTCATACTTACGGGCAAGACGGATGCGAAGACGGGTAGAACTGCTAAAGAAAAGTTTGAAAACTCAATCCCAGGATTAAAAGAACTTAAAGATAACCTATCAAGTCTATTTGATAAGACATCTAATACATTCGGTAAGGATAAAGCCTTCATCCGAGGTATCGATGGTCGTATGGTATTCGTAAGCTCTCAGCATCAGGTACTCAACTACCTATTACAGACTGCTGAAGGTGTCAGCTGCAAAGCAGCAGCAGTATATCTTAGAGACAAACTAAAAGAACGTAACATCCCACACTACTTTGTGTTGCACTATCATGATGAAGTTGCTGTTGTAACTAAAGATGAGTATGCAGAAGAAGTAGCTGAGTTATCTATCGAAGCATTCACTGAAGCACCTAAGTGGTTTGGTATCGAGTGCATGGGTGGTGACGCACATACAGGTAAAACATATGCAGAGGTACACTGATGATTGAATCAGATGATCAATTCGACATTGCAATCATTGATGCAGATAGTATTCTGTATCAGATTGCTTACATGCAACCCTCTCCAGCGTTATGCCGTAAAGCTCTTGACGATAAGTTAAAAGAGATTATGACTAACACTGGGGCTATTAGTGGTGCAGTGTTTATTAAAGGTAAAGACAACTTCAGATATGAGGTAGATGCCGCATACAAAGGTAATCGTAAAGATACCATTGAACCTGAAGTTAAAGATCGTATTGACGATCTGTATGAGTACTGTAAAGAGTTTAGTATACAGTCAGATGGTGGTGAAGCAGATGATTACTGTGGTATTGCCGCTGAGTTAGCATTACAGGATAACAAACGTTATATTGTATGCCATATAGATAAAGACTTGGACTGTATTCCTGGATGGCACTATAACTTCCGCAAGGATACGTTATACTACGTTGAACCAGAAGACGGTTACAGGTTTCTTATGATGCAAATCCTAACAGGAGATGCTACAGATAACATCCAAGGCTTAAGAGGTGTAGGACCAAAGACAGCTGAGAAGCTTATCAATGGTGTACCTAATAACCTTTTGTGGTCAAGGGTTATTGACATCTGGAAAGAAAAATGTGGTGATAATTGGGAACCTTTCTTTTTGAAATGTGCTAACTGCATATACATCAGAGAGAGTGATGATGACCTTAAGCCACTAACATTTGAAGAACTAAAGGAACGACTATCATGGAAGACTACGGACACTGGATTGCCCTCACAGAACGACCAGCCAACGCCTTCGGATTCATCTATGCAGTCTTTGGACCAACTGGAAGACAATACATCGGAAGAAAGCAACTCATAAGTGAAACATCCAGACTACCTACAGGAGCTAAGCGCAGAGTTAAGACTCGAAGAGAGTCTGATTGGAGAACTTACAGATCCTCCTGTCGAGAACTCCTTGATGATATTGAGTTGTATGGAGCTGAAACATTTACTTTTGTTATATATGACTGGGTATACGGAAGAGGGATGCTTACGTATAGGGAAGTCCAAGAGCAATGGTCGTGTGAAGTCCTTTCAAGAGATGAAACTCCTGATGGAGAGCGCCTCTGGTACAATGGCAACATTGGAGCCGTCAAGTTTTTAAAACCTAAATCATGAATAAAAATAAGTTTATTAAACCCCTTGAAAAAGAAATCCCTTCATTAAAAGAAGATTTCAAAAATCAATTTAAACGTAAGAAAGAAACCCAACAAGAAGCTAAAGATCGAAGAGAACGTATTAGAGAGTATAAAGACAACAGAGACTGGAACTAATATATGTCAAGGTGGATTCATACCGCTTGCCCTAAGTGCACCTCATCAGATGCTTTTTCTTATAAAGAAGATGATGAGTTTGGATACTGCTTTTCATGCTGCAAGTCAGCACCAACAGACCCTAACTTTAAACCAACAGTTTATCATAAAGAAAACTACAATATGCACACAATAGAGGAGATCAAAGAGTATGACACAAGAGGATTCCAAGAAAGAGGTATCACAAAACCCGTATCAGCTCACTACGGTGTTAAGGTTTCGTATGCTGAGGATGGTACTATCAGTAGCCATTTTTATCCATATACTAAAGACAATAGCGTTGTTGCCTATAAGGAGCGTAAACTACCTAAGACCTTTATTATTCACGGTGAGTTTAAAGGTGTACAGTTATTCGGTCAGAATGTTTCAACGGGTGGTAAGCGCATTATCATCACGGAAGGAGAGCTAGACGCATTAGCT